CTATACCGACATTACCAGCACTTGTAATTCTCATTCTTTCTGCTGGAGCAGAATCACTATTTGTACTTCTTGTACTAAATGCTAAATGTCCAGTATAACTTGCAGTTCCATTTTCTATTGCAGTTATTCTTGTAGATGAATGTGTATTATTTGGAAAGTGTGAAATACCTAAATGTGTAATACCTGTAACACTACCACTACCACCTGCATCATTAGATATTTGCACTACCTCTACATCATTTGTTTGAGATTCTATTTCTAATAAATGATTTGGTGATGCAGTTCCTATACCGACATTACCTGAATCTAAAATTTCTATTGAACCATTACTTCCATAAGTTCCTGCTCTTGTAGCTAAAGATATTCTACCATCACTTCTTTGTGATATTTCTGCATCATAAGATGCTCTACTATCTCTTAATTCTAATTTTCCTGGACCATTTGTTTGATAAATATAAGCAAATCCTTCTGCTATATGAAGTTTAGAACTTGGTGATGCAGTTCCTATACCAACTCTTTGATTGCTACCATCTATAGAAAGTATGGAAGTTCCACCACCTTCTTTAAAGTTCAAGAAATTAGAATTGTTTTCACACACTAAACTAAAAGCATGAGAACCAGTATCTTGTAATTTTATGGTTGCACCTGAAGATGAAGCCACTACTAAATTTGCATCAGGTGATGTAGTTCCTATACCGACATTACCTGATGAATTGATATGAAACCTTGTAGCACTTGCAGTAGCATCAAATACACTCCAAGCATCTGTATTATTAATACCTACATTATATTGTCTTGCATCATTTAGGTATTGAACTTGTGCCATACCATCTGTTTTATCAGTTTCAATTTTTATATTTACATTGTTAGAAGCATCTTTTACGTGTAGCTTTTCTCCAGGTGATGTAACTCCTATACCGACAGATCCTGATGAGTCTATTCTCATTCTTTCTGTTAATGAAGGCGAACTATAACTTGCAACATTAGTATAAAATGATAAAGTTCCACCTGCTTCACTATTTTGATTTGCAGTACCATTTCCTACAACACCAATTCTTGCCTGTGGTGTAGATAGTCTTGTATTACTATCCCATATATGAAAGTCTATATCAGCAGTAGAATTTGCACCTTGGTCGCCATTAGGGTCATCTGATTTAATAACAAGAACTGTATTTTGTGCATGACCTACATCATTAGATATTTCTAACCTTGCACTTGGCGATGTAGTTCCTATACCGACATTTTGAGAAGCATTTATCGTCATAGCAGAAGTATTATTTGTTTTAAATTCCATTGTAGAATTTGCAACTTGATTTATAATTAATGGTGCAGTATTGCTTTGTATATGTGTATTGCTACCATCGTGATAAAGTAGTAAATCTTCTCCTGCACCAATCTTAAACTGCTTATTATCTACTGGTATTCTTAAATCTTGTGATACATCTACTCTTGTAGCACTACCATCTAATGTTATGTAAGCAGTAGGACTTCCACTTCCATCGTCTGTTCTCAAAACTATATCTTGATCATTAACTTCGTTTGTAATGAAAAGACTACCACTATGATTTTCTATATTGTTATTAGTTGAAGAACTATTGTGATATATTCTTAAATCTTTATCAGTTCCTACTGCTAAATGAACATTGTCAGTTGTAAACACACTATCAGTTCCACTTTCTTCAAGTCTTAATAATGGAAATGAGTCTGTTCCAACATGAATATCTAAAATATCATTAGAAGTTTCTTTTATATAAGTATGAGTACCACCATCAAAGAAAAGTTTTTTGGTAGCTTTAATACTAACATCTCCAGTAGATGAAACTCTAAATCTTTCTATGTCATTAGTTCTAATAATAAAATCACCATCATCAGCATTACCTATTTGAACTCTATTATTATTGTCATTTTTCAAATCAAGAAAAGTAAAAGTAGATGTGCTATCAATTTCCATAACAACATTTTGAGAACTTTCAATATTTAGTTTATTACCATTAAAAGTAAGATTAGATTCTACTGTTGCTTCATCTGAATCTTTGAAAGTAAGAACACCATTAGCTGTTGATCCATCAAATGATATTCCTGAACTAAATCCTGTGCTATCAAATGTAGTAAGTCTTATTTCACTTATTGCTTTTCGTTTTAAAGTTGTATCACCACTATCAATAATCAATAATTCGTCAGCCCCAAGATTATTGTCAGTCTTATCAGTTAAATATCCTTGAAACTCACTTGCATCTAAACTTATTGTTGCAGAATAATCTCCACTTAAAGTATTGCTTTGTGATATGTCTAATGGATCACTTGCTGTAATACTTACACCTGTAATATCTCCTGTGTTAGTTGTAAAACCAAAACTTTGTATTTTGTCTTGAATAGCAGCAGATGTCATAATTGAAGTGTCGTTATCAGCAAAAGATTCTGATGATGTTTGGAGTGCTGCATCATTAAAATTACTTACTGAAATAGTAGCTAATTGACCAATAGCACCTATTCCTAAAGCAGTTCTTGCTGCACTATCACTTGTAGCACCAGTACCACCATTGGCTATTGGTAAAGCACCACTTACATCTGTTGTAAGATTTATTGCATTTCTTGTGATTTCTTGTCCACTTAAAGTGATATAATCTAACGAACCTGCTAATGTTACGTTTGTTGAGTTGTCTGTACCTGCTGCATCTACACCCAAGTTTGATCTTGCAGTTGAAGCACTTGCCAAGTCAGACAGATTAGATGCTTTTGCTAATTTTGTTGCAATATTAGTTGCTGTCGTTGTAGCAAAGTTAGGATCATCATCTAAAGCAGCTGCTAATTCATTTAAAGTATCTAATGTACCAGGTGCAGAATCTACAAGACTTGCTACTTCTGTTCCTATCTTATCATTAATTGCTGCAGAAGTCATTAAGGAAGTGTCATTGTCTGCAAAGGATTCACTTCCTGTTTGTATTGTTGAGATTGTTACACTATCAATAATTGGACTTGTTAAAGTTTTGTTTGATAAGGTTTGACTTCCTGTAAGAGTTACTTCTCCACTTGATACTAAATCTATTGTGCCATCGTCATCTTGATAGGTTGCAGTAATGTTTGTTTCAGTATTGCTACTAAACATAGCACCTACTGTATCTTGTACAAATTCTGTTAGAGTTTTACTTCCAATAAATAATTCAGTAGATATTTTTACTTTGTCAGATGCTATCTGCAAATCAGATGCAGTTCCATCTCCATCAAACAATGTACGAAGTGTACCATCTATACCACCAGTTTCTCCAGTATGTATTAGTTGGACAAATCCCTGGTTTACAGGTGTGTTTCCTAAATTAGTATTACTACTCAATGTCTAATTCCTTATATAAATCTTTGTCTTTCATTCGTTTATGACCTCTACCTATGTCATCAGAAAATATGGTAGGGTTTCCAATAAGTCTTTTTAATTTGTTAGGTTCATCACAATCAAGATTACCAACTTCGGAACAATCTGTGTATTTTTCAGCAGACATTGGTTGATTTACTTCAAATTCTTTTCCACACTCGCATTTATAATCGTATAATGGCATCTAAATCTCCTTCAAATTCTTATTTAATGGCAATATAGGGCTAACCGAAATTAGCCCCATATTTAACCGATTTTCACTTATCCTAAATTATGGATTTGTGAAGTTTACAACACCTAATGATGTTGAGTTAGCAGCATGTGATAATGCTGCACCGAATAGTACATCTGCTACAACAGAAGTTGCTAAGTGATCAATATCGTATGATGATTGAACTCTTGGTGCTACTTGCTGTGCAAAGTAAACACTATTTCTGTTAAAGATTGTTGCAGTTTCATCGCCTGATCCACCATCATCGTCCCAATCTGTGCTTGGATATACTTCTAATCCATAAGCATTGATAATACGACCTGAAACATTAGGATTTTCAGCATCTCCTCTTTTTTGTGCTTCTGTGAAGTCACCAAGAGATAGTAATGACATATAAGTTGCTGGTGAACAATAGAAGTAGTGTTCTCCATCAGTATAGTCAAATCCTGCATCAAGCAGTTTCTGTAAACCAGTTCTAATTAATGCAGTTGTAAATACATTGTCAGAACTTAAAGCAGTATCATTACCAGTAGCAGATTGTAAAATATCTACTGCTAAGTAATTTTCTACTTTTTTAGCTAAAGCATAACCCATTGATTTTGCATAAGCACCAAATAGGTCAGCAGATTCTTGAACTCTTACGATGTCCTCGATTCTTTTAGCTTCGTAATGATGTTGATCAACTGCAAGTTGAATTACACCATCTGTGTTGTTAGTATATGTTACTGCACTTCCTGCAGACTTAGCTGCAGCAGTTTCTTCAGTAACCTTAGGTATATTTAGAATGTCCCCACCATCTGCTAACATACTTGAAAAGTCAAGAACTTGGTTTCTTAACTGAAATTGTCTTTCAGCATAGTCAAGAATCGCATCTCTCCACATTTCAGGAATAAAATTAGCAGCTGTAGTTGTTGTTACATTTCCATCAGCCATTTTGTTTACTCTCCTTTTAAGGTTTTAATTTCTATAGCCATCTACTATCTGTTTCCAAAGTTTAGGATTCTTCCTGGCTTCTTGTTTGTCTTTATCGGACAAATCAGACCATTTGCTATTTGTAGCAAACTTACCACTTGAAGTAACCTCTTTGGCATCAGATATTTGCACTTTTTTACTTCCCAATCTTTCAATGTGCTTTTCCAACTTAATTGTTGGCAGGTCTGTATAGATTTCTTGATCTTCATCTGAAAGTTGGGACAGCAGATGTTCTCGTCTTTGTTTTTCTTGAATCTGAAATTGTTCCACCACAGGTTTTAACTGTGAGTTTTCTTCCTTCATTTTCTCGTACAAAGATTTAAACTCCTCTTTTTCTTCAAGCTGTTTTTGTTCTTGAAGTTTGAGGTTTTCTTTGAGTTCCTTCAACTCAGCTTCTGCTGCTTGGCTTCTTTGTCTGTATTTCTTGCTTTCTGCAATTAAACTACCGACTTCTGATTGATTATCAGTATTTTCCTGTGTAGGAGTTTCTGCTACTGCTTGTTCTTCTACTATTTTATTTTCTTCGGACATTCTGCCCTCCTTATTTTATTATCGTTGTTTTGGATACATACTTTTTAATGTTTCTATCCAAAAGTTCTTTGCCGAATCTTTCGGCTATAAATTCTTTATTCTTATTAGACAAATCGTAGATGTCATATCCTCTTTTCTGATTGCCTAATACTATTTCTCCCCTATCATAAGTAATGATTGCAGTATCAGTCTTCCCTGATCCTCTCATACTTCTTAAAGTTCTACCAGTTAGCTTCATATTGACAAAAGAGGTTTGTGTGTCGGTTGATTGGTTTCTAAATGCTTTTAATTTACCATTTCTTCCTTGCATACTGTTTGCTTTGTATTTTTTATAAGTATCGCTTTTGTATGAAAATCCACTTCTTCCATTTTGAAACTTCCCTTTGCTTGCATCTAAAGTAATTTTATCAATAGCATCTTGTGCTAATTTTGACATCACTTTTGAATTAGGTTTGACTACTTGGTCTAATCTCATACTCTAACCCAATCATGTCTGCAATTATATCCACCTCTATCTGTAAAACTAACATACCCTAAAGCATCTATTTCTTTTCTTGTAAGAGGTGGAAGTTTTAATGCTCTTTGACATACTTCCCTTGTTTTGTTATCACTTGTTCCTATATATTGAAACTTAATTTTAGGAAACTCCTCAAATGCTTTTGCTCTTGATGTACTACTAAATCTTGAAAAAGCATCATTAATCAAGAAAGAAGTTTCACTTGAACTAATAAAAGTTCCTACACCAAATGTAGAATTTATATTATTCATAATCTGAATATTGCTTTCTCCTGTGATTATACCTCTTAACATAGCAGTCTTTAGTTGGTCTGAATATTGTCTTACTCCATTTGTCAAATAAGTCATTTCAAAGTTCTTCAACTCTTTTAATGCTTCAATACTTGCAACTGATACTTGTCCTAACTCTCTTTTAGAAAGTTCTGCAAATACTCTTGCAATTTCATTATCAAAGCTTTTACCAACTCTATTGATTAGTTTACCATATCCCAACTTATCCATTTCATCAAAGAAGTCAATCTGTTTAGCAATCTGCATAAGTTCAGTATCAGATAGAGTTCCTAATCCTGCTACCAGGTTATCCAATTTGTCAATTAACTGTTGTTGGATATTTTGTATTTCTTTATTGTAGAAATCTAAATTAGCCAACTTGTTCGCCTATTCTATCTATGATAGATTGTGTTTCATCTGCTTGTTGAGGTTGTTCTTGATCTATTTGATTTACGATACCTTGTATTTCTTCCTCTTGCAAGTCAGGGTTTTTCTTTCTTAAATAAGATTGTCTTGTTTCTAAATCATTTGCAAATGCCCAAGTGTAGTATGCTATTTCTTCATCTTGACTCATAGGCACTTCTCTTTCAGCAAAGTCTATACTAAACTGATCCCCAAGATTAATATTAGCAGATACTTCTAATATTCTTTTTGCAATTCTAAATTGTTGTTTTTCAAATGGTCTATAAATTTGTTCTACATCACTTCGTAATGCGTCCATTAAATCTAATTGTGCCATTTTCTTTGATACTCCACTCTCTCCTTGATTTTGTGTCCAATTAATTCTGACGTTGTTTGCTTGTGCAACACTATCAACCATGTATCTTGTAGATTCTATCATAGCTTGAACATTAGCATTTGGAGTTCTATAACCAAAGTCTGCACCCTCAGGTAATACAATAGCTTTATCTTGTCCAGTAGATATTCTTTGTTCAGTATCAAGACCTGTAAAGACTGGTTGTCCTAATTGGAATCTACCATGCAAAGCAAGTTCGGTAAGCATAATGTTTACACTTCTCATACCATTGACCAAATCAGTAGCACCTTCTCTAAAGAAATCTCTTGTGAATGGGTGTCTATGTGCTATGTTAAATGGTAGTATATCTCCATAAGGGTTTCTATCCCCTTCTACAATAGAAGTAATCTTACCTCTACTACTAATCATAAAGTGTTTTCCTTCCATATCTTCTGTGTCTTTTGACCAAAACATGTATTGTGCATCTTCTGTTCTTGCTTGAAGTTGAGATTCTGCTTGATACATAATAGCAAAAGGTTCATCTTCATTTGGTCTAAAGAATGGAACAAAGAAATGAATAGGTCTATACTTTAGTTTCTTTTCGTTATCGTCCCAATGAGTGTATAATGCTTCTGTACCTAATAGATAGGTAAGCTGCTCAAATTGTTTCATAAAGGAATCTAAGTCCCCTAAAACTTCATTGTAATTATCATTAAATCGTACTGGTGCTTGTTGATATACTAATGCCCTACGACTTATAATGTTTCTTACAAGATTAATGTACATTGGTGGGATTTGTGAAAGAGAATCACTATCAAAGAATTGTTGAATATCTTGTTCCAGGTTAATACCTTCAAAGTAATCAAGCTGTCTTTCTCTTTCTTTCATTTGGTTGTCATAACCTTCTTGTATAGTGTCCATAAGAAGATCATACAACATCTTTTCTGTCAAATTATAAATTATCATGATTCAAACCTTTTGTAAAATTTTTGTTCTTGGGTTTCCATAAACCTATCTTGAAAATCCCTTATTAGTTCTTTATTTAATTGTTCTTCTTTTACACTTAATCGGTGTCCCCAGTATATAGCAAAGAACACACTCAATAACACCCCAATACAAAATCCAAGACTAAACTCTACCATTCTATTGAAACTCCTTGTCCTTTGAATCCATATCGGTAATCAATAGGATAACACAAAGCATCTAAAAAGTGTGATAAGGTTTCTGTCTTTAATATCTGTCCATTTTCCATTGTGCATAATTCTAAATCACGAATTAAGTTCTTACAATTAGGGTTGATAAAGAGTTTATTGAAACCTCTTGCATCTTCTAACATTCTATTTAAAGCATTCAAACGATCCTTTTGTGTAGGATTTGCTTTCTTGCTTATAACAGTAAACCCAGCTTCTTGTAAGATTCTATGATCTGATTTAGTGCTATTACTTGTTCTTGCTTTACCAGCAGGATCAGGATATACTGGTAATCCTCTACCTTTAAGCTGCATCATCTTTGCTAACTCAAAAGTATTAGAGTTCTGTAATCCAATCTCATCAAATACATAGACTTCACCTGCTGTATTTTCACACATAAGGATAGCAGTCATATAACTTGCTACCCCAAAGTCCACACCCCAAAACATTCTTGAACTTTTTTCCATCACTTTACAATGTATATCTCTACTAAAATTGTAAGCACATCTATTAGCTGCTGTAAGAAATGATGCTAAATATTCTTGGTCAAAAGTTCTTTTATCTAAATTCTTTTTTGCATTCTCTACTTCATCTTCAGAAATAAAGCCACCTTCTAATGTAGTAAACTGCCAGGACTTGTAATCACTATTCGTAGATTGTCCTTTGACATATAAATCGTAAAAATGATTTAACCCACTTGGAGTACCAACAAATAAAGCTGTTCCTTGTGTTTCTGCCAAAGTAGGTTGTATAATCTCTCCCCAAACATTTTCTTTCATAAAAGCATATTCGTCCATAACTACCATTGTTGTAGATACCCCTCGTAATGAGTCAGGCTTGTCTGCCCCCTTGAGTTCAATCTTTGCACCATTGTCAAGTGTAATAGATAGTTCAGTTTCATTAATAGATACTTGCTTACCTGCAAACACATCTTTGAGGATTGACCAAGATACCATTTTAGCTTGTCTATAAGTAGGAAATATGATCCATCTTCTTTCATTAGGCTTAAAAGGTTTTGATAATAAGTATAGAATAGAAAAGAAACTTTTACCCCACCTTCTTCCACATGATAAGATTTTGTATCTTGTCTTGTCGTTAAGGATTTCTTTCCTTGTGGCATCAATCGTCCAATCCATCTATATCAAATACCTTAATCGGTTCATCTGAAATATCTTTTATCCCTATGCTTTGACTTGGTTTACCCAAGATTCTATCTGCCAAAAAGTTCACAGCAGTCATATTTCCACTTAATGCTTCTTGATATACTGTGTTTACTACACTTTCTAACATAGTCTTTTTACTCTTACCTAATGGTTGATTAGCTATTTCTCTTATATGATCATTCAATGCAAAGTCTTTTGGTGGTCTGCCTTTAGGATTACCTGAAGCACCTTTTTTAAATTGCTTTCCAACAGGTGGTTTTTTATAACCAACTTCCCTGTTATTCCCCTGTTTTTCAGGGACTTTCTTTTTTGTTTTGACTGCAGCCAAACTAATCACCCCACTATTTGAAGGTTATGTTCGTTATTAAAACGAAAGGGAAGGTGTTACCCTTCTATTATATAGGGTAAAAAGACTACAAGAAACCCTTAGTAAAGTCTTATAAATGCTTGTAAGTGTTGATATTGTTGATAAAGATTTTTTTTTGAGGACTACAAAAAACCCCTAATTAAAGGGGTTTTCTGCACTTAACTGATATTAAGAGGTAGTATATTAATGTGCATAAACATATACTTTTGTATTATAATAATGGTTTAAATCTACTTGTAATACATTGTCCCAATCGTTTAATAAATCAACTTTATTATCTAATTGAATATATAGTGTATTTTGAAAATCTGTATAATCCCAATCAACTATTGTTCCAGTATGATTTTTTAAATTAAAACTACCATCTTGTTGCATATCTGCAATATCGCTGTTAAGAAACTTTACTCTTGTCCCAACAGCTTGTGATTTTCCTGATATTACAACATTTCCTAATTTAAATCTTTTATTATTCATTTTAATCTCCTTTTTAATTAACATATATAACGTTAGTGATTACTAAGACCAATGTCAATAAAATTAGGAAAATTATTTTCTACGTAATAAATGCTTAATCAAATAGTTGTGTTTGTGTGCTTGGCTTGTATGAAGCATCATATCTTTTGTTATCTCCCTTTGGATAAGGCATTATCTCAAATAGTTTATGATTATATAATTCCTTTTTTTGTCTTTTATTTCCTACAAAATATACATATCTATACTTCGGCTCTCTTTTTACTTGATATAAATCATCTCCATATTTTTCTTTTAATTTTTTTACTCTATCTTTTTCAAATGCAAATTCGTCCATTAGTGTTCTTGAATGTATATGCTCTCTACCTTTTAACTTCCAATCCAGTTGTGTATGGCTCTCTCCAGTAAAATAAAAATTGCTTGATTGATATACATATCCATTATGACCAAATGATTTATCAGCATAACTAACAACAATCATTGGTTTTGGTAATAACTTTAAGCATTGTGATATAAAATAAGAGTGTATATTTTTTTCAAGATTATCATTTGTGCAAAGTCTATTTAATTCATAAACAATATCCATATATGTTTCACCACATAAAGATTTTTTCATAAACATAGGAATTGCATTACCAAAAGTACATATACCAACTAATTCTTTGTCAAAAAGTCCAAATTGATATGTAAATGATGTCATTCTTTTTAAATAATGCTTATATAATAACCACTCTTTACATTCATGTTTTTTTATTGCTTTTACTTTGTATTTATCAACAACGCTCATTTTCTACGTAATAAATGCTTTACTAATGTGGCTTGTTTGGATAGTTTTTTGATAGCTCGATTATAATAAGTCTTACAAGCCGATTCTGATATTCTTAAATTAAATGCTATATCTGCAAAAGGTTTTTTATATATGGTTCTATCATAGAAACATTGATACTCTTGTTCTGATAGTTCTCTACCTGCTATTACACCAGTTAATACATATTTTAGTTCATGTAGTATTTGTTGCTGCTCTTTTTCTACTTCGTCAATAAGGTCTTGATATGATCTTGCTGTATTTTCAATATTGTTCTTCATTGTATCCATGTTCTTTGGCTGTTTTAACTAATGTAGATACAGGTATACTCTTTTTGTATTTATAACAATATAATTCAAGGTTGTCTTGCAAAGTAGGCATTAGTTCACCAATAGCAGATACATATTCTATTTGGTGTACGTCATTTACTTTTAAGTAAACTAATACACTATTTAGTTCTGATACTTTCATTAAAAACCCTCCTGTAATTCAGGAAAGTGTTGATCTAAACCCTTTTCTCTTAGTCTTTGTATGATTCTTTTATGTGTTGCTACGTTTTCTTTAAGTTCTTTATATTGAAATCTTAACCAATCTTTTAGTAAGTATTGATTATCATCTACTTTTATCATACCCATTTTATCTTGAATTATTTTAGGTATTTCACCCTTATATCCATTACAATAGAATTGTATAGCTTCTTCGTCAAGTTCAAAGAATCCATCATGGGTGCAACTTGTACTTATGTAATACCATAATACTTTTTCTTGTGCAGTTAGTTTTCTAAACCAACTCTTATTGTTTATATCTGCATCTAAAAATCGTTTTCTCATCTTTTATTCTCCTGAATTTTTAGTAATAGTTTAAACATCTTCCAACCCCAATTCAAGTCTTTAATCTTGTATTTGTGTTCTTCATATACTCCTTTTTCTTCTTTATCTAATTTAAGAAGTATTGCACCTTTTATTTTATGATCAAGATTCTCTTTGATTAGTTGTCTATATGCACCTAATTGGATTAAAAATTCATCATATACTCCTGAACTGGTTTTCCAATCACATATTACTAACTTACCATTGACTTCACATACTGCATCAAATGTTCCACCAAATTGATATTTTTCTGATACTAATTTTAATTCAGTTTCATAAAACTCTACATTGTTGTTTGCAATCCAGTTATAAAATCCATAGTAAGCAGTTTTAGCTTGTGATATTTCACTTGGTGTATAACCATCTAAATTTACAACTCCACCATTAGTAAATTCTTCTATCATTATGTGTGCAAGTGTACCAATCCTACCAGCTTCTTTAAGAAGTTTTAAAGAATCTTCTCCATTTAAACAATGCTTTCTTGTCCAACCTATTAATGCACCTTTATTAAAACCAAGACAACCATTTATAATAGTAGTTACAGATTTAAGTCTTTTACCTTTTTCATTTTTGTATATTGTGTGTGCCATTTTTTCTCCTTTAATTTATCATCAACTTTTTTTATTTGTTTATAAAGTCTGTAATATTGATCTTGAAAGACTATGTTATTTCTATTAATCTTTCCTTCGATTCTTATGTCCCAAGATTTTTCAATCATCGCTTTTCTTTTGGTCAGATTTATAATATTGCATAATCCAAGTTTTTCTTGTTATTGCATTTTTTACACCTTTATCAGTAAAAAGCCACCATGCACCATATTTTTCTCTTGATTCTTCTTGTAGTTTTTGTCCTTCTTCGCTGTATGGATCAACTGCTTTTACTTTCTTCATTCTATCTTCAAATGTTCCAGCATATTTTCCCCACATATCATAAGTTGGGTGTGATTTAGCCATTTTTTTCTCCTTTTATTTGTTTTATTTCTTCTTTTAATTCTTCCATTTCTGCTAACAATGAAAGCCAATCTGTAAATTGCATTGTTGCATAAAATTGAGCATTCATCTTAAATACATTTACAGGTGTTTTTGCTATTGGACAATCATCATCAATTTGTTCCCACCATTTAGGAATCATAAGTTTCTTTTGGTCTTTTACTTCAAAGTGAAATTGGTATGCAGCAGAATCAGGGTTTATATCTATAATATCACCTTTAATCGACATTCCACCTGATTGAGGTGTTCTCCTAACATTTGTATCTAAATATTTATTAATTAATTTAGCAACTTCACGTTCTGCTCTTTTACCTTTAGCTTGTGAATTAATTTTTCCCATAATTATATTCCTCTACACTTTCTAAAAGTTTTTCTATCTTTCTAAATCCTAATATGTGGCTATCGGTTGGAAAAAAATAATCCCAATGTCCACCTTTATTGTTTTTCCAAAATGCGATTGCTAAAGCTAACTTACCTGAACTTTTTTTAAATAATATACCAGCAGTTAATTCGCTTACTGGCTTGATCTTAACTACTTCAAATGTTTCGTTTGTATGATTAAATTGACGATTAGGTTTGCTAAACATTTGGGCAATCTCTTTTGCCTTTTGATTTAATTTATAAACTCTATCTTTTGTCATATTTTTCAATAAATAATTCTAATAAAGCTTTTAATTGGGCAGAACCCATAGAACCGAATAATTCTATAAATAAATCTTTTGGTATTTGACTTCTTTCATACGATCCTTTCAATCCCTGTGTACCTGTTCTGCTTCCTCTTGGTGCTGGTTGATGATGGCATTCTCTATTTCCATTTTTACACATCTTTCTTGGTGTCCATTCCAAGTTAGTCCAAATATCAGTTGGCTTCATTCTCATATCTCCATAAGAACAATAGGTAATTGTATGTCTTGGAAACTCATACATCATTTCTTGCTTTCTTAATAATCCTCTTGGATTTTCAATAAAATAAAACATCGGCTTTGCTTCTTTTATAATTTCTATGGTTTTTTGTATTATTCTAATACCTTGTTTACATCGTTCAGTTTTTGGTGTTCTGTCTTTGTTCCAATGGTATCCACAACTTGCAATAGAAAAAGTAGTGCAAGGTGGACTTGCCCATATAACATTAGGTTTACCACCAAGACTATCTATTGCTTTTTGCAAATCAAAATCAAATATATCGCATACTTGATCTATACTGTCAAAGTCTTGATTGTCGGTAGTGTAAGTAGAAAAGCCATAAGATTCAGCTACTTTGCTAAAACTTCTACTTCCTGCAAATAGTTCTAATGTTTTCATAGAAGGAGAAAGGGACAACTACTATTTGGTATGTTAATCTCAAAAGGAAATAAGAAGTAGCTGCCCCTGTTTCTCTTAATTAGAATGGTAAATCGTCCTCATTTACAACAACTGTTTCCTGGATACCATTTGGTATAGGTTCATTAGGTTGTGTATTTAATGGTGTTGTACTTGGATTTTCACAAGCTTCAACCCAACCTTCAACTCTCCTGAAGTTATCAATAAATTCTCCAGTTGTCCACTTCATTCCATTGGCTATGAATAATTCAATAGTATTATTGAATATCATACCAAATCTTGCACCATTGGTGTAAGTTGAATTAGTAGTATTTACTTGCTGTTTTAATGCTTTATCTTTTTCAAGTTGTTGCTCAAACTTATCAACACTTTTCTTAATATTTTCGAATTGAGGGTTTGCAGATTCTTTGCTTACTTGCTCAACTTTCCAATAATTTCTAATTTCGCCTGAATCAGTAGTAAATTGTTCCCAACTTAACAAGAAGTCATCTCCAGTTTTAATAAGATCAAGTTTCCTTTTTAACGAATCAGTAGCATCTAAAGTCATTGTTTGACCATCTTGTACAACATCGTATTTAAAGGTATTAAACTTTTTACCCTGCCATTCCTTTTGTTCATAGACACCACTTGAATTTAAAGTTAATCTAAGTTGCCCACCGACATTTGCCTTTAGGTCTTTTAAGTTTACAAAAGCCATATTTTTCTCCTTTTAGTAGTTTAGTCTTATTTTCTTTTTATTATTAAAGTTATATATTTTTTCAATACTTCTCAAATAATCTTCTTTGCATGATTGATGTAAAATTTTAGCACTTTGGTAGCTCATTTTTTTTAATAGAGTTTTGTGTTTAAAATCTAACATTTTTAAACAATCTAAAATTGCTAATACAAAACTTCTTCTTCTTACACCATCATAATATTTTTCATAAGACAATATTATTTGTGCATTATGTTCTGCATATTCCAAAGATTTTATTTTAAACTTTCCTTGTTTAAAATTGTATAGAACATCGCTATTAGGATTATTTTTATATTGACGAAGAAGTGTTATACATTCTTTATGTTGAAATTTGTATCTATTTTTAAAATCTCTATATTGGATATATTCAGGAAATCCTTTATTGCAGTAACTATTCATATAATCGTCTAAAGTCCAATTTTTATTTATTGTATTTAATCTATGAACTTCAGGCATACCCAAACCATCAACTTTAATAAAATAAATAGGTTTTTTTAAAGATTTTAAAGCATGATACCTATGCTGACCATCAATAATTTCATATTTTTCGTTAATAATTATTGGCACTTGTATATATTTTTCCTCTATGGACTCTTTTAATCTATCTAATTGTGATGGATTAATGTTTCTATTGCCATCTATAAATTTAAATAAATTATAATCTGCTGTTTCATAAACTTTATTAATTAACTTCATTATTTTCTCCTACTCAATATGTTCAGCAGAAGTTGGATTTGGCATCAACCTAACTTCTTCTTTTGGTCTTTTTGCCATTTCTTCTGCTAATCGTTTTTTTTCATTTTCAACTTTTTCACGTATGGATCGTAAATCGTTACGAAGTTGATTTTCATTATCATTGTCAATTCTATTTCTTTCCATTATTTCAATTAACAATTCTAATTCTTCTAATTTTAATTTTACTATGATAGCCATTCGATTATCACTTTTTTAAAATACTCCCACATTACAATAATAAATATTGAGTATGCAATTATTTCAAGAATCATATTGATCTCCTTTTTTGATTTAACATGCAAATAAAATAATTATTTTTTTTTGTTGTAGTCAAGTTTTATTTTTGATTCGTCTTATAATTCTTATTATGCTTTAACTTTTTATTAGTCTTTGTCTTTGTCTTGCACCCTTAGAATAACTCTTTTATAAGTCTTGTTATCCACATACTTATCCACAATTTGTGTATATTATTATAACCCTTTATATAACCCTTAACTTTTTTTACGAAAAGACTTGCACTTTATTATTTATTGTAGTAATATAAGGTATGTTAATTACGAAGGAGAAAAAAATGAAATTTAACTACTACACAAAAAGAAATACAGGATTTGGATATAACCTATGGGTTGCAAATACTGATGAATATGTAACTATTGCTAAATTTAAAAACAATCAATATTTAGTTTCTAATGAAGCGAGAGGTTGTGAAGAAATGTTTGACAATCTTGATGAAGCAAAATCAAAAGCAAAATACGAAGTAAATAGAAACGAAAAAATATAAGATTACCTCTTAGTTACAAGAAACCCCCTAAAATAAGGGGGTTTTTTGTTTATGGGGTGATTATATACCTTTCAGTATAAAAGTCTTGTATTTACTGGATTTGTTGCCTTAAAACGATTTGTGTGCTAAATCTTCCATCTGCTATTTCAGTAAATGTCATTGGTTTATCCAATCGTACCCAATGGAAAGAACTTCCATCATACCAAACAAATTTCTTAGCTTCACCTTTGATTGCATCTTGCATAGTAATTAAATTAGTTTTAAATGTGCTTGAAACATTTTGAAATGATATAGTATGAACTTCTTGACCTTCATTAATATTAATAGCATACTCAACTCCACCTAAACTTCTTTGGACTTCATTTTCATAATTAATAGATGATTGAACATTGACATCAGGTTCTACTTCAAAATCTAATTTTCTTCCAATTAATATTTCAGATATATTTGTAAGTGCTTCATTAAATTCAACACACCAAATACTAAAGCTTCCAACATCAGTATAATTTCCACTATCGTGAACATTACTTACTGACCAACCCCCATTATTTGATGCAAAACTTTTCCCTGCTGATGTAAGGGCATTTACAGCATTTCCTGCTCTTACAGTCATTTCATCACCATTAGCAACAACTCCATCATCTCCTGTAAAATAAACTGCAATAGCATTGGCAGTTGCAGCAGTTCCTAATGTATAAGCAATAGCATCATTTGCACTTACTCCTGATATTATTGTTCCTATATTTTGGTCAGAAACTCTTTCGTGGCTTGTTAAAGAGTCTGATGCACTAAACCCTGAACCAAATGTTCCTTCGCTTACTGTGTTATCACTTCTGTATTGATTGATTGAATCATAAATAAAATATGATGCCATTTTACTCTCCTATACTTGTTGGCATTGTACTGATACTTTTCCAACACCTCTTTTTAAATTAGTTACTATAAATCTTTTATTACTCCAAGAATCTTTAAATAAATTTGTAGGCATAGCTACATAACTATCAAAGGTGTTTGATATTTCATCAAAAGGACTTCCTAAGTCTTGAAATAATATTGAAGAAAAGTCAATAATATCCCCCACTTGCAACATTCCATATTTTTCAGGGTTTACTAAATCTATATTTATTGTAGTTTTGTAATCACCAAACAATGAACTTCTAAAATTAATAAAATCATCATTTCTTTCTGTACCTGCTGCGTCAACAGAATCAAACAAAAAGTCTAAATTCATTTCTTGCTTTTGATTAGATGCTTGGTCAAAAACCACAGTATGTGATATATCTTGTCCTGAATCTGTTGCAGCAGTATATGTTGCTTGTTTTAAATATTGATTTTCTGCTGGGTGTGGTTTGTAGTTTACTACAATGTTTGTTTCTAAATCACTTACTGGTGTAATTCCTAACTCGTATCCACTAATGTCATTTTGTGAAAGTGCAATATCTGCTGTTGGTACACCATTATCAATCGTAAAATATCTTAATGGACTAACACCAGTTAAAGCTGTTTGTTGTGCTTGTGGACTAAATTGAAAAAAGAAACAACCCTCATATTGCAGTTTTTGTAATACTTGTTCTAAAGAATCTTGTTCGTATGCTTGAAATCTCGTTTTCCAATGTGTAGAACTTGAAGGGGTTGATGTATTGCTATCTCTTAATTGTCCTACTGTTAAAAACCCTGAATCAGAAATATCTGTATCATCTTCAAAGTTGGCTACATCTACTATTTCGTGTAATAATTGTCTATGGATTGCTACAGGGTTATTTAAATCACTTATTGTTGTAGAAGAACTATGTGCTGTAAAACCTTCAGTTAAAATATCTCTACCTAAATAAACTTCATCAATCCCTGCATTAAAAGATGTAGATGCTACTGGTTCTTTATCTAAATCATTTTCTGCTGTGATTTTAAAAGATACTTCCTTAATTGTAGCTGTAAGATTTGTATAAGATGCACTACCACCTTGTGCATTAAAATCAAAATATAAAAAACAATCATCAGGAAAATAACCTGCATCATCTGTTGCATTATGGTCTGTTACATAGCTTGTCACATCAACATCAGACACACTAATAGTTCCTGATTCTAATTGACTTCTTGCTGGACTACCAAAACAATGTGCAGAAGAATTTGGAGATGTAGTAAATCCTGAATTATCTCTTAATGTAACCCTCAACCCATTTGATGCTGCAAAATTATCGTATTCTTGTGTAAATGTTGCTTCCAAAGATATTTTTAAGTTTGTTATTTTACCTCTTAATTCAGGCATTATTAACTTAATAAAAAAGCCACCAACATCGTTTGAAAAACCACTTGTATTAGATATTGTTACAGAAGTGCCTGTATCTGCATCAATTATGTTTGCATATTCCCCTGCTGTTTTTGTGGTGTTTGTTCCTAATACTACACTTGCACTTGGCACTTCATCAGGAAAGGCATCTGCAATTCTTTTCATTGATTTAGGCACTTTTAAAACTTTTGCACCATCTACTGTCACTATACCACTACTTGGACTTATAATAGTATCTGTTAAGGGTAAAAATCGTTTTAACGACTTGTCGTAAAATTCTAAATCATCTGAACCACTTGTTCCTTCAGGAACTAAAAACATAAAATCAGTACCATCGTTTTTATGAAAAGGACAAGCAAAGACATTAGGGTTAAATGACTTAGTTGTACTTGCAGTATAATCACCATACACCAATGGAACTAATCTGTTATTGTATTGTTCATTTGTGCTACTTGTTCTTCCTTGTGGAATAGATACATTCTGAAATGGTCTTGGAGAAATAATATTCATAATTATTGTATTATTTCTATAACCAAAACTTGATAATTTTCCACTAAAGATTTGTAAAGCATTAGCAGCAGTATTATCTCCATCTATTTGAGATAAAATATTTATATGTGCATTTATATATTCTTTCCCAAGTGTTCCAAGCAAAGTAGTTCCATCTAAATCAATATTACCAATATTTAATGTAATACTTCCTGTTTGTGTAGTAAATCCTTTTAAATCAAGCGAATAAGATATGCTTGGTTTATTTAAAATAGCAGGATAATAAGTTACATTATCAAAAGTAGTTTCAGAAAAACTAAATGCTAAATCAGGATTATCTGTTGTTTGTATGCTCGTATTATCATTTTTAAATATTTGTACCAACCAATTTTCAGTCATAGTTGGTGATAGTTTTGATGAATAATTAGAGTTCGTAAAACTCATTAATATCTCCTCATTCGTTTAGTAGTTCGTTTTGAGTAACTTGCTTTTTGTTTGCCTTTTTTGGTTGCTTCTCTTTTCTTTCTTGTTTCATAAGCATATTGTGATGAACTCATAGATTTAATCAATCTTTCAGGTAAATATCGTTCACCTGTCTTTGATGATTTCTTCCCTGATTTAGTAGTCCATTTTTGTTTAGTCCATTTGGTAAGGGCTTTCGCAGATTTTGTTTTTCTACCACGATAACCCCCACC